GTAAAAGGCGGCCCTAAGAATTGCATCGAGTGTACACTTGTATCTGTCAACACAATTATCTCACGCCTTGTCTCAACGGCTTGGACAATCTCAGAGCCACTACCAACCCTTAAATCACCAGCCGTATTTGTGGCGGTAGGAGTCCAATCAAACGGATTCTCTTGGTCACTAAAACGTATGAGCAGTGGGTCAAGATCCGTGCTGTTTAAAGGCGTGGTTCCAAATACAATAACGTGTCTGTCTCTATCAGAAACGAGAACCTCTCTGCTTTTCGTTGGCGCAGCAGAAGTATAGCTGTCAAGAGAACGTGGTCTTGTGTTAAACCCTGTGGTTTTATCCCAATAATACAATCGCCCGTTTCTTGGTAATAAGATTAAATCTTCTCCAAAGTTATCCTGTTGCCATAGACGTAGCTGAGTAGAGAGCGTAACAGCCTCACTTGCTGCATCGCCCCAACCATCTGCACCCCAAGGTCCTGCACCCCAACCCGTGCCTAGAAGCTGTGTAACACTGCCTTTGTTTAACATAAAGTCAGCATCAGCAGCACCTGAAGAGAAAATATCGGCTCCACTAGCAGAGGCAATGTTTACTGTAAAGGTATTAACACCTGTAACGGTTACTTCAAGGTTGTTTTGTAGTTGTGTTACAAGAGAAGAATATCCTGTGCCACTGCCAAAGGTAACGTTTGAAAAATCAACAAAATCGCCAGACACACATCCATGCGCTGTGTTTTGAACTTCGACCAACGTACTTGAGACAGAGGTAGTAAACTTAATATCCCCAGCCGTATTTGTTTGAAACAAAGGTATACCATTGGTTCTAGCTGTAGCGGTAACACCTGTAACTGCAATATTAACGTCTGCCATTAATCACCTACGGGTACTTCAACTGTGTCTGTAACAAAGGTAACAGTTCCAACGGAAGCTGTCATGCCTAATGGCCTTTCACTCTCTGAACCTACATAATCAGGTGTTCCTAATTCAGAGGTAGCCGTAACACCATCTACAAGCATTGTCAGGTCTGTTCCTGACGCTGCACCAGCACTAGCAACATCTGTAATAATTAAGGTTGTTACAGTTCCAACGCTTGTTGTTGCCGACAAACTAGTGCCTGTCATAACAAAAGGCTGTCTTACTGTTCTTCTTACAGGCGTAATATCGTTGTATGCACCACCCGACTCTATGTAATATTTAACATTTGTGCCAAGTCCTAAGTATCTGTCTCCAGCTAAAGTAATCCATGCATGTAATGTTCTGGGTGTACCAAGATAAGTGTTGCTTGTGTATTTAGTCCAACCCCCTATTTTCTCTGGATAACCAAAGCGAAACCGTATCTTGTCTCCGTCAATCCAACCACCTTCGTTAGAGTATTCGGATATCTCTTTGTTTATTCCTGGTCTAAACTGTAACTTGGTTAAAGGCATTAAGAGAAGTCCTCCGTACCATAGAAATTAGTAAAACTGATCGCACCAGATTCAGGTATATTACCATTTAACGCCTGTGCATTAGCTACTTGATATTGAATGGTAAAGTTGCCACTAGGTTCAGCTAATGCTTCGTTGTTTGTACCACCATCGGGTATAGTTGTGCTAGTTATCCCAGAGCCTGATATTGTTACAGGAAAACCCGTGTTATTTGTAAAATTAAACAACGATGTCGTAGAATTAGTTAGCGTTTGTGAACTAAAGGTGCTATTGCCTGCATTTCTAGATGGTGCTGAACTAGCACCTGGAGAAAAGTCAAGCACTGTATCGGCTGATGGTGTGCCTACCACAGTTATAGAAATAGCTACTTGAGCATTAATAGAGTGTCTTCCACCACCTCTGGCTAAATCAGAAACAGCTAATAAGGGCTGTCCCGTAAATGAACTTCCTTGACTAACGCCATTATAAAATGTGCCTGCATCTCTGTTTGAAGCACTAGAAGAACCAGTTGCGCTCACACTTACTCCAACTGTTACACCGCTATCGGCTCTATCAGAACCCATTCTATATCCACCAAACGCATGGTTCTGTAAAAAAGGTCCCTCACCTGGGCTACCCATAGTCCAAACCACTTTAGCAGTAAAATTATAATAAACACCAGCAGTCAATGTAACTGTTTGAGCAGTGTTTGTATTACTAAGTCCTGAAGCATTACTTGCAATTTTTGTACACGTTAAACCTGTAATTCCAGCAAAGTCACTTACTGGTGAGTCGCTCGTAGGAGGAGCAGGGGTAGCTGTTTGATCATTACTTACAGGAGTATAAGAACAGGTATATTGATTGTTTGAATCAGGAAAAGCTCCTGTTAACGTGCCTCCAACTTGAATAGTATTTGTAGCATTTCCCGTTATATTAACGGCATATGCAGAATTGTTTGTAAATAATGTACCATCATCTCGTACCACTGTTACTGCTTGACCGTCTGACCCAGGATTTACTCTGATACGGGCATTTAAATGCTGGTTCTGGCTTGAATTATTAAACTGACTACTTATTGAAGTAATATCTAAAACCCCTGCTCCTGTAATGTTAGTTGTAAAAGAATGTGTTTCACTAGTAAAACTTCCACCTGGATAGGTTCTGGATCTAGCAAAAAAATCAGCATTATTAATTTGTAACCCAGTACCTGAACCATTATACGAGGTTATGGGGCTTGTGCTTATTGTTCCACTTGTGAAGTCTGCATATACACCTAAGTTTGAAGTATAGGTAGGATTTTTAACATAAACATCAAGAATATCTCCAGCTTCATAACTATAGGTGCTATTTAAAGCTGTTGTTCTATCTGCTGCATTATTACTATGACTGTAAATTAAAGCTCTACCACTATTATCGGTAGGTAATGTTGTTAAATCAGCCGATAGAGTTAAGCCTGTAACACCAGCAAAATTAGACACGGGAGTATTGTCAGAGGGTGCATTAGTAGCACTGGTAGTTACAACTGTGGTACTAGATACGTTTGATCCACCTCGATAAAATGCTTTTAAACTTCTAGCACCAGAGGAAACACCAAACTCATTTGCTATTTCAATAAGACTTATTGCCCCTGTTTGCTGGAGTGCTGACATTACAATGTTCCTGCTGCAGTTACATCACCTACAACGGTAAGATTTCCACTTGTGTCTAACTTCATCTTATTAACATTGTTATATGCAAAGAATAAATTACCGCCACTTAGTTTTATTTCCCAATTGTTAGAGTTTGTATCTGTAGCAGTGGTGCTAAAAAGAATATTTGGAACGCCAACAAAACCTGTACCGTTTGGAGCAAGCGTAATATTTCCGTTAGCCCCATCTGTTATTTGCATGGTTCCTGTCGTAGAATTTCCTGTTTTTAGTATAAGGTCATTGTCTCCATTACTAGCAATGTTTGCAGCAGCACCGCTATCGCCTACTCTAACAGTATCTGCATCAAGCTGCACATCTCCTGTGCCGTTTGGTGATATAACTACGTTTCCGTTGCTTGCGCTTGTTATGTTTTGACCATTAACGTCTAGGGCCGTTGTGAGTTTACTAAGCTCTACTTTTCTAACAATCGCATCTTCTGTGTTACCGTCAGCATATATCCAAGCTATTTCTCCAGGAACAACGGTAGCTTCACGGCCAGTGCCTCCATTACCTTGAGAAAATTTTAAATTTTGACCACCAGAAGTATTGTTGAAGATTACATATACTTTAGCAACCGTATTTGGAGAAATCGTAACTGCGTGTTCAGCATTTAAGGATCCTGTATATTGAAACACCCTAAACATTCCATCAGTTAAAGCACCAGTATTAGTATCTGTGTTAATTGAACTAGAAGGTTGATTTGTTGTTAAATCTATGTTTTTAACGCCACTCAATGCTCTATCAATGATATCAAAGTTTTCGTTAGTTGTGGTACCCCATGTGCCTGATTGTTCTCCTACGCCAGGCTGTTCAATACCCGTATTAGTTGTAAATGTACTTGCCATTAAGCGGCCTCCTCATCCCAAACAGGGTTTTGATCTGGTGTGACTGTTGAATAGTTTGGCGTTTGACTTGCTGTTACCTCAGAATATGTATCAGGTGTATCTATTCTAATGTCACCATACACCAACACATTACCAATATTTGTGGACAATGACAATCCTGTTACAGAAAAGACGGCATCTAATCTAAATGTTAAAGCAGACTCTCCTAGAACCTCGGCAAGAGCTTCAACTCCTGTAACATCAACGGGTGTGATTAATTCTATTGTTTCATTACCAAGACTTGTGGTTCCCACAAGTCCTGTAGGCTCAAATGTAGCATCGCCTGTTACGGTTTCATCACCTAATGATGTGGTTCCTTCTACACCAGAAACAGCAAATAGAATGGATAATAATATGCTTTCATCACCTAAACCTGTGGCTGCGCTTACTCCTGTTACTGCGATATCAACAGAAATACTTACAGTTTCATTTCCAAGCGATGTTGTACCTTCCACACCAGAAGGAAAGACAGTGCAGGAAAGAGAAAGGTCTACATCTCCTGTATCTGTTGCTGCGCTTACTCCTGTTGGCTCTGCAACCACTGAGATAGCAACAACCTCATTACCCACAGAAGAGGTAGCAGATACACCTGTCGGACTTACAAGAGCAGAGCCAACAACCGTTTCGTTGCCTACACTACCTGTTGCAGATACACCTGTAGCCATTACAGGAATAATGGCTTCTTCTTCTCCAAGTGCGGTGGTAGCAGATACCCCCGTTACAGAAACATTAGCATCGCCTACTACGGACTCATCACCCAGACCACTTGTTACAGCTTGCCCAGATACACCAGCTACACCAGCCCCTATAATTGTTGGTGAACCTGTTCCTCCTGTTGCTTCAACACCTGTGGAAGCAGTCGTAGAGGACCCCGTTACAGTTTCATTGCCTAAAGATGATGTGGAGGATACACCTGTTACATCAAAAGCTACAGATGTAATGACGGTTTCATTGCCTAAACTTGCTGTAGCAGATACGCCAGAGGGTGCTGCAACAGCATTTAAATCGGTGGCTACGGACTCATTACCTAAACTTGCTGTAGCAGATACACCTGTTACAGGAACTTCAACTAAAGCACCGATTGTGCCAAGAGAGGCAAAGGAGTCTTCAGCAAATGCTACTGCGCCAAAAAACATCTAGCCTCCTATGCTAAGTCTCCGTGCAATACAATCTGACAATACTTCGCATCTCCAACAGATGTATTAGAAAAGTTGGTATTAGAAAACATCTTTGCAAAATTTGTTTGTTGGGTTTGGTGTATTTGCGAAACATCACAATAAGAGCTACCAGGAGTTACTGTGTCTGCCTGTTGAACATTAGATGCTCCAGCCCATGAAGTATTTTCTTTAAAGTTAGTAGTAAAATTAATTTGTGTTTGACCAGGACCTAAATCTCCTAAAGAAGTTTCATTAAAACTATCTCTTATTGTATGATTTGAACTTTGTTCAAAGTTAGCCCAAACTTTAGCACTACCCCTCGATACAAAAGAAGTTCCTACCTTATTAGTAGCACTACCATCAGCAGTTGTAATTGAATCTACTCTAAGTTCGCTTGCCATTACGCTAAGTCTCCATGAATTTGTGAATACATATGTGATGGATTGATGTAAGCACCGCTTGATTCGTTAAATCCTATAACTTCAAAATTTTCAGTAGTTGGGTCTGTTTGGTCAGCCCCTCCACAATTATACACTGCTCTTGCGGTGGTAGCGTTTCTCCCATTTACAGATATTGTATAATTCACATTAGCCATGTTGGTAGTAAATCCTATGCGATAATCACCTGTACCATTATCAATTATCACAGCACAATTAAGTGAACCTCTGTCATAATCTCCAACTGAACCTGTAGATGTTCCGTCAAAATTAATCCAAGCCTTTGCCAAACCTTGCTGTAAGTTTGTAGTACCGCCAGTTTGATTAGATTGACCAGCGTTAGCAGTTGGCGCACCAGCTTCACCAAAGATTGTAGTGCTACCACTTGCTATAAGATTTGCTAAATCTGATGCTCTGCTCATGCTAAATCTCCAAATACCAAAGTAAAACCATAAGAATTTTGGTCACTACTTGAATCTGCATCATGTTGTTGTGTAGCTAACAAAGCAGTGGTTGTAACACCTATATCTACATTTTGAGTGTTGTTTGCGGCTATTGCTCCATCTGGATATACATTTTCTAACCCTGCCATATTGGTTGTGTAGTTTCCTCTAGCTAATGAAAGTCCTCCATCTACGCCACTTGCTATATTTAACGTACTACTAGGTAATTGATTAACAGTTACTCCAGCATAGGTAGTAGAATTTAAATTCATACCAAACACTGCACTTGGTAAAGCACTTTGCAAGTTTGTAGTTGTGCTACCAGTTGTCACATCTATTGACCCAGCCGTAGTAACCCCTGTAATTTTATCTACTTTGAGTTCACTAGCCATTATGCCAAATCTCCATGAACTGTAACTTTTTGAATAGCACCATTCCAACCAGCAAATGAAGTTGTGTGTGTATCTGAGCGTGTACTAGCTGTCGTTTGTGCATTAACCATTATTAAACTATAATTATTATCAGTAGCGGTAGTGCTATACCCTGTGTTAGCCATATTGTTAGTAAAATTTGTTATGAGTTCTCCTGCACCATTATCTGTAAAAGACCCTGCGTTGAAACTATCTACTACTGAGTCATCTGAAAAATCAAAAGACCCTACCCAAGCTTTTGCCGCGTGTTGCTTAGTGAGCGTAACAGGACTAGTGCCATTTTTTGCCGCTATCGTATCTACATTTAATACACTGGTCATACAATACTCCAGTAGCCATTAACAGTGACTGTAGCATTTTGTGTGATAGGCCCAGCCGACATACCATTCTCATCACTATCTATCGTAAGGTCATTGCTTATTGTCTGACCATTTAAACGTATAATACTATTATTACCTTTAAACGGATATCGAGTGTCAGACTCTGTTTTGGTATATGTTTCTGGCACACTAAACACATCATAGACAATCATCTCAATAACATCGTTAGCTTGTGCGCCCGTTGTTAGCGTTACAGTTGTGCCATTTGTTGCCGCATAGTCAGTAGTTGGTTTAAGCAAGACACCGTTTTGATATACGTCCATGAACATACCATCTGTGTATGTAAGGGTGTTAGAGGCACTATCACTTCCAGAAAAAGCTGTCTGCCCATCTGATGCTGTATACAAAAATCGTGTTCTTACACCGTTAGTTGGACTTTTTCCTATATACGGCATTAGTTTAAACTCCTTATGGCTTAGTAGGCCAAACAACATCATCTAATGATGTATATTTATTTGTTATGTCTCTAAGTTCTTGACGATATGTTTTCATATTAGATGACATGGTTTGATCCGACAAACCATAATAATCTGTGTCAATTAAACGATTGTTACGTTCTATTCTTAACATATCTAATTTTACTTCTTTTAATAAATCTTTTTCTTTTTTTACAACCGCATCATTATCTAATGACACTTTCTTATCATCTTTATCATATGCAATTGCAGAAGAACCATCTCCTTCAATTCTAACAACAGTAGGATATAAGGCATATATAGCTTCATGTCTCATCCTGCAATCTCCATCACAGTTATGTTAGAGGCAGGTCTACCTTGAAAATCTGAGTTACCATCACTTCCCATTCTATTAACATAAAATGTGCCACTATATGTTGAACCAAGTGTTCCTTGTAATTTGTAAGTAACAGCACTTGTTGTGTTAGGGCTGTCTAAATGAGTTCCGCTCAAATTTGGAATCTCATATACATAAGGAGTACCACCATTTCTAACAAGCACAGAAGAACGTATACTATTAGTTCCCCCTTGGTCGCCTATATAAATAGCAGTGCTATCTCTTGCAAGACGTACATGGACTGTAGCTGTTGTTGATTGAGCAACATTAACAGTAAACATCACAAGTATTTTATTGCTTGTGGAAATAGGTGTAATAGAAACAGACAATCCACTTAAATCTACAAAGTCACTTGTACTAGAACTTGAAAAACTAGCTATGTCCGTTTTAGTAGTGGACTTAACTTGTAAAATTGGGCCTGTATCTAATCCTGCCACTCTGACTTGTGTTAGTGCCATAGCCTACTCCTATGCGTATGGGCTTGCCCCTAATACACTTGTGTCCCATGCGGCTTTTAACTCTGCAATCGTTTTAGCATCTGTTATAGCTTTTGCTGCTGGTGCATCACGAAGAGCTTTTTTCTTGTTCACAGAATTAGTCTTTGCTGTTGCATCATCTGCTTCCAATGCTTTCATGTATACAACGTCCTCCGCTTCGAGCAAAGGCGCACGAACTTCTCTTATTTTATCTTTAAAAATAGTTTTTGCAGTATCTAGATCTTCTGATATTACGCTACCAGAAAGTGTCCATGCACCACGAAAATGACGATCAGACGGCTTAGTGACACTAGCGGCATTTGCCTGATTGCCGTCCTTATCTAGTATGTATGTTGTTACAGCCATCTAAATCTCCTTTATGCGGCTAGTTCTTCGGAGATACGCCAAGCGTTTCTCCACTCTCTTGTTTTTGGCAATTGTTCTTTTCGACAAATTACCATCTTTGGGCGATTGCCCTCGTCCCACTTTCTCCAAACGTGTTCTGGTATATCCTTCTGAATTAAGTATTCTATTGCTTCTTCCTCTGTCATCGCCTCAATAGGCTCTGTTTGATGTAACAAATACCCACGAGTATGTTTTTTAAAATCAGGTTGAGCTTCATCCTTCTTTAATTCCCAGTATACCCAAACAGGAGGCAGTATACCACCCTGTAATGCACACGCCATCCAATTAGGATCAGGCACAAGTATCTTTGCACACTCTTCTATCTTGTCTTCGTACACAACTCGATAGTCTGACTGCACCCCATCTAGGTTTTCTTTAGCCCAACATAGTCTGTCAAATAAATGTATACCTTGAAACTGTGGTGTATCCATCTTTTATCCTATTGCTGTTATTGTTAATACAGGTGGATGAAATTGTGCTGAAGTAGCACCATTCCAATAAATAAGCTGATGTATCTGTCCCTCATTACTAGCACCATATTCTCTAACTGTCATTTTTAAAGTTTTTGGAGTAGTCCAAGAAATAAGAGAACCTACATTTGCGTCAGCCGCACTAGCATTACAATCAATTATCCATTTAAAAGCAAGTATACCTCCATAATGACCATAACTACCAAAATTTGTTCTTGCATATACAACTTCATCACTATCAATAAAAAATGAAAAATGACCTAGTGGATTTGCATCTGTAGATGTTCTAGCCAATACAAGGGTACATTCGTAACTTACACTTTTTGTGCCTTCTGGTGGAGTATAAGATATTGTGCTTCCTGCTACGTCTGTATGCGTTGTGGTTAAAGTTTGCACCGCTGTTACATTTTCTAAAACATAATTACCACTAAGCACAGATATACCCTGCCCATTACAAACACCGCTAACCGTTTCAAGTATTCTACCAGTGCCTTTAGTATTATCTTGCAATAGGAGATTATCCACTTTTAATGTACTCATGCTAAGTCTCCATGAACGGTATGGCTTCTTGCTTCTATGTCTGACGCAGAAGATGTAGTATGAGATTTATTATATGTTCTGGTTGTGAGCCTGTAATAGGTAGAACTAGTTTCTACCTCTTGCATTGTTAAAACAAAACCAGATTCTCTACCAGAGAAAGTTTGAGAATAATGCAAATCAATAAAAGGATTTGAACAATTATATCCTACTTCAGCCGTTGTTAAATCACTTACACTTGAAACATTTAAACTATTTTGTAAAGTTGGACTAGCTAAACCATCTACATATGCCCATTGTTTTGCTAATCCTGATTCAAGATTTGTTGTGGTCGTGCCACTATTATGACTAGCAAAAACATTTACAACTTTATCCGTAGTCTTACCTTTAAGATTATCTACTCTCAAGGTACTCATGCTAAATCTCCATTAATACCAGTGCAACAGTGAGAGACATCTGTAGTTATCCCAGCACTATCTCCTGTTCCACTAAATTGAAACCTTGCATTATCTGCTGAAAGAGGATTAGTGGTATTATTATAATAATCTAATGCTGTTACTCCTATTCTACCATTTGTTGAAGCCTTTTTAGATGTAACTAATGCAGAATAATCTGTATTACTCATGTTATTTGAAAAATTTGTTTGGTATAAACCAGTGCCATTATCTGTTAAACTATCAACATTAAAGCTATCTCTAATTGCTACCGTTCCTTGCCCATTAAAATTACACCAAGACTTTGTACCGTGTTGTTTAGTAAGCGTAACTGGACCACCAGCAGTTGATTGTATCGCTCCTGCTTGAACGGTTGTTGCTATTATTGTACTCATAGTATCACCAACGTACCGCCATCTTCTACTTGTAAGGTGACATTAGAGTTTACTGTAATAGGGCCAGTTGCACTAGCGTTTTCTGCGCCACCTATTGTTACATCAGAACCTACAGTTTTATCGTTTACACGAAACATACCACCACCAAGGAAGTCTGACTTATTAGCCGTTGGAGGTGTAACTGTAGCAATATTAAGACCAAGAAAGTTTACAAAAATATTGCCTGTGCCTGTAGAAGGTGCGGTGCTAAAACTAAGTGTTGTACCACTCACACTATATTTATTTGTGTCCTGAATAACACCATCAACAGAAACAACAATATCCTGGTCGTTTCCAACTGTTCTAGATAGAGTAAAAGAGGTAGTAGAATTGTTTCCGTTAAATCGTTCTACGGATGGGATATCTACAAAATTTGCTGTGGGTGTTCCACCAATATACGGCATAATAATTACTCACTTATAGTATCAACAACAGATATCCATGCATCACAGCTACTCGCTGTGTTGCTCACAACCTTTAAAGCATCCCCAGACTGTAGAACAATTTTAGCTCCCCCATCAAGAACCTGAAGAGATGAACCTGTAGGAATAGGAGCATTTTTAACAATATAATAATCAGCACTACTAACTGTTATATAGACATCTACAAGTATTTGAGATGTCGTTACATTAGCGAGATTTATTCCTACCACTGCATCATCTGAGTTAGCAGTTCGCAATGTACTTGCTGATGTGCCTATATTTCTTGCTATGCTTCTCTCAAAATCTTGTGCCATGTTTTCCTCTTATAATGCTATCGCCATAGCTACGGCAAATCCTTTTGATGCGCCCGTTGTTTGGCTTATTCCAAGATTTGCAGGGGTAATCTTTTTCATTGTTCCACCATCATCTACAAGAACGAAGTCTGCGTCACTGCTTGATGTAGTGGTGGTTGGTGTGTCTGAATTACCTGTTGTGAGAACAGTTCCAGAAGCATCAGGCAAATTAATAGTTCTATCGGCTGTAGGGTCAACAACATCTAATATTGTTTCATGGCTATTACTAGAAGAGCCTTCAAATGTTATGTTTACATCTTCATCTAAGTTAACTGGCTTTTTGAATCTTACTTCAGCATAATTGAAACTAGCTACCTCTAAATTAGCTCCAAGTCTTAAAACATTTATATTTAACTCACCATGTTCTAAATTATTAGTAGACCCTGCAATTTTAGTAGTGATAGAAGCATAATCGGCTGTTTGACCAGAAGAAGAATTATTGCCTCTGAATATTATATGACCTATTTCATCACTAGTTGCTGGACTAGCTGAGTTTCTATAAAGAAGCAATGTCGGGTCATCTGCCGCACTATCATCTGTTGATGTTACAGTTAAATCACCTATAATCGACCCATTGCCTGTACCACTAAAGCCATTTATGACAGGAGTAGTCAGAGTCTTGTTTGTAAGTGTTTCAGTATTT